CCCGCGTCCGAAATTCCTACATACCATTCTTATCATAATGAAAACAGTAGTTTGCTTTTAAAAACAGAATGTTAGTGTTATTTAGTGTTTGTCCGTTTTATGCGTTTTTAATGTTCTGCCGCCAAATTGCCGCCATCACTTCTTGTCTTTGATAGAACCGTATTCAAGGAGGTTGTCCATACACTTCTCTAACTTATAGAAGTCTGTCAAAGGATAGAGATTGACAATGTTATCATCAAAACTTTGCATACCTGATATAATTTCTTTCGTTCTTAAGAATCTTGAGGCAGACTTAACACCATCATCCTCACTTGGTTCACAGGAATAATCTAGAGTTTTTAGTACCTGCCATGAAACGGGAGGGGTAAGTTTGAACATTTTTACTAGCTTAGGACAAAAATCATTTGTTATGGTTTGCTGATATGTAACTTTAGGTGGAAGAACAACGTTAATAGATTTTTCTCCATGGTTTGTTTTAATCATTCTTGTCGATCTGTATGCAATCCCAACAATGTTTGATTTGTTTCTACGACTAATCCATTGCATTAATAAATTTGGAATTATATATTCCTGAGTGAACGAGGTGCTGCTGTTAATCTTTGCAAAACTACAAGCATAAATTAGCGGCATTAAACAAATGTAAGACATCTTTGTGATGTATGACATTTTGTCATTATTAATCTTACCATAAAATCGTGAGTAGAGTATTTCCGAAGTGAAATCTAATATTTTGGAGTTTTCTTCACTGGATATAAATGAGGATATATATAACTTATCAAAATCAGGTTTATCCATTTCAAGCCAACATACATATAGGGATGAACCTAAATATAAACAGGGTAGGCCCGCAACTGAGTATCTTTGAGCGTTTACCAAGTGCCTCTTAGAAAATGGTATATGAAAGATTTCATTTCGATTTTTTACTGCTGCATCAGATTTTCTAACCCTGAATAAAGGTCTTGAGGAATTGCAAATGTTCTCTAAAGGAATTGATATTTTTTGGATGTGGTTAGCTGTGAAACGGTCAGAAAATGTTCTATCGAAAGTATCATATGAAGATTTGATATCACCTGATAAAAAATATTCCAAAGAGCTTACAACTCCAAAGTATATTCTCGTTATCCTATCCAGCTTAGCATTCAATCTCCGAGATAATTCATTGTCATTATCTTCTATGTAGTCATTTAAGGTATTGAAGTAAATTTCACACTTATTTTTATAATCATTAATAATGTCAGTCTTAACAGTAAAAGGGAGTTTTAAATCCTCCGTCCTGACAAGGCTTTCAAATAAATCATTAAAATCGTCATGTATATTTTCGGTTTCCATTTCTATTATCCTTTAGAATAATTTAATGAATATAACGGATTTTTCGTGACAGCATCTTCCAAATGATCAGGAGCAAAGTGTGCGTAAACCATCGTCATTTTAATATCGGCATGGCCCAGAATATCGCGCAGTACCAGTATGTTTCCGCCGTTCATCATAAAGTGGCTGGCGAAAGTATGACGCAGCACATGCGTGCACTGGCCTTCAGGCAAGTCGATACCCGCTCTTTTTACTGCGCGCTCAAAAGCTTTTCTGCAGGGTGTGAATAGCTTACCTCTGTTTTTGGGCAGCTCGTCATACAGATCCTGAGATATCGGTACGGTCCGGTTTTTCTTACCTTTGGTTTTAGTATAGGTGATCCGGTATTTAGATAACTGATGGCCCTGCAGGTTTTCGGCTTCACTCCACCGCGCGCCGGTGGCGAGGCATACCTTTGCGATCATTAACAGGCTGGGGCTTTGAGAATCAGCGCAGGCATCAAGCAGGCGTTTTATTTCGTCTTGGGCAAGGAACGCCAGTTCCCCCTCTGCGATTTTGAATGTTGGTAGCCCGGCGAGCGGGTTAGGTGCTGACCAGTGGCCCAGCTTTTTCAGGGTTCCAAAAACGGATGATAAGTTACGCTGTTCCAGGTTTACCGTGCGGGGCTTTACTGGCGACATCAGCGTGCCGTCTTCGTTACGTACCTCACCTTTTAATCGTGCTTCGCGATATTTTGTAAAGTCACCGGCGGTTAACTCAGAAGCGACGGGATCGCCCAGCCCATTGCAGATAATGTTCAATTTCGCCATTAGGCGCTTGGGGTCTGCGAGTGTCTGGCCGTAAAGGGAGTGCCACAGCTCAATCAATTCTGACAAACGCCGCCGATCTTCCTTTTCACCCAGCCACGGTTTTTTGTTCACTTCATCCATGGTGAAGTTTTCGAATGCTACAGCCTCGCCCTTAGTCGCAAATTGCTTGCGTACGCGCTTGCCTTCACGCCCGTTCGGGTAACACTCGCACAACCATTTTCCGTTCGGCTGTTTTCTGATGGTCATATCAGAGGCTCTTAATGATTTTCAATGCGCGGCCAACAACCTCGATATCATCCAGGCTGCATTCAAACGAAGAGTCATCTTGATGCACAACTAATCTGTTTCCCGGCAGGCGAGTTAGCTTAACAATGCTTTTTATCCCGTCTATATCGACCAACCACATCCCATTCACTGGTGGTGTCTGGTTACGATCAACCAAATATGAAACGCCAGTGGTATTTACGAGAATCAGCTCGCTTGAGTCAGGGGGAAGCAGGCTGCTATCAATAATGGCCTTCCCGGCTTCAACCAACGAACCTCCTATAAGGGTAGCCTTGTCGATCTCTGGGGATACAAGCTCAGAAAGAGGTTTTACCTTGCTGGAGTTCACGAAATTGATACTTTTTTTATCATCAATTTTTGCTCCTGGTTCGCCTTGCCCTGTAGTTAGCCAGAGTAAAGAAACGCCTGTTTCAAGAGCGCATTGGATCACCCATTCTGCAGGAAAACTGTCCCTTAAGTATCTGTTTGCCATGGTACTTTTTGATGCGCCTAAGTGATCGCATAGCTGCTGTCTGGACTTGAAATCATAGGCAGCCATCAACCTATGGATAGCCTCTCTACCCCCTGTATTCTCGCCAGCTTTCACCTGTATCATTTTTTAATCCTATTGACGTATCAAATATTGGATCGTAGTATCTCGATTGTTCAGATGTTGAATCACATAAAACAAGATAAAACGACATAAACCAAACCTTAATCGAGAGATACTGCACTATGAGCACTGATATTTCAATTCGTGTACCAAAAGTGATAGCAACGCCAGCTGAATTTGCTGAATGGGAAGGTTATTCCCGTGGTTCGGTTTATCAGATGATTCATAATGGTAAGCTTGCTAACTACATTGAAAAGAAAGAAAAAAACAAAGGTCGAGTATTCATTCTTTACCTCAAATATAAAAAAGATCAGGCGAGCAAGAACCTTCCCCAGTCAGCTTTCAATTACAACGTAGTAGTTGGTCAGTAAGTTCGATTATGAGAACTTTTTAAGGGGCTCACATGTTTGATTATAAGATTTCCAAACATCCACACTTTGAAGAGGCCTGCCGGGCTTTCGCTCTGCGTCACAACATGGCGAAGCTGGCAGAACGCGCGGGAATGAATGTCCAGACGCTGCGCAACAAGCTGAACCCGGAGCAACCGCATCAGCTCACACCGCCTGAAATCTGGCTGCTTACCGACCTCACTGAGGACTCTACCCTAGTTGATGGCTTCCTGGCACAAATTCACTGCCTGCCATGTGTGCCGATGAACGAAGTGGCAAAAGAGAAATTGCCGCACTACGTCATGAGCGCCACTGCTGAGATCGGGCGCGTTGCCGCCGGTGCCGTTACTGGCGATGTGAAAACAACCGCCGGGCGCCGTGATGTGATCAGCAGCATCAATTCAGTAACTCGTCTGATGGCACTGGCTGCCGTTTCCATGCAGGCCCGCCTGCAGGCCAACCCCGCAATGGCAAGTGCGGTGGACACCGTAACGGGCCTTGGCGCTTCGTTCGGCATTATCTGAGGTGATTATGCTGACTAATGAACCGTCATTCACATCGCTATTAGTTAAACAAAGCCAGGGTATGCACTGCGGCCATGGCTGGATTATCGGGAAAGATGGCAAGCGCTGGCACCCGTCCCGCTCTCAGGAGGAACTGCTGGCAGGGCTGACCACTACCAAACGGGGAAAACCATGGCTATTGAAGGCGCTGCGGCGACTGTTCCATTAAGCCCGGGCCAACGTATGGAAGGGCTGAACCGAATAGCGGAATTAAGGGCGAATGTGTTTGGTCTGAATATTGAGCCAGAGCTTGAAAGGTTTATTAAAGATATGCGCGACCGCCGCGATATAAACCATAAGCAAAATGAGCGGGCACTGGCAGCCATATTCTTTATGGCAAAAATTCCGGCAGAACGTCACGGCGTCAATATTAGTGATCTGACTACTGACGAAAAGCGGGAACTGGTTAAAGCAATGAATCATTTTCGTGCAGTGGTGAGCTTATTTCCCAAACGGCTAACCATGCCGAATTAACCCACAACAGAAATTAATGGCGTAAACCCGCCGGGCATTCTTTTGCCCAAATTCAGGAGAAAGAGAAATGCAGAACGAATCACCAAAAATGTTTGTACCAGAAACCGACCAGCTTATGGCGGTGATTGATATTGCCAAACGTGAGGAGCGCAAAGGACGCGCACTCGCAGTTTCAATCCGTCTTGAGGCGCTGGCAACCCATATCACCAACAAAGGGTTAAACGGTATTGAAGCGGCTGAACTGCTGCGCCGTGAAGCAACCCGCTACGAAAACGAATCACAGGAGCTGCACTAATGGCTGACTCTATGGACCTCGTACAGCAGCGCGTTGAAGAACAGCTGCAGCGCCACATCCATAATGCCCGCAACAGGGCGCCGGGCATTTCCCGTGTGCTTTGCATCGATTGTGATGCACCAATCCATTCAGCTCGCCGCCGTGCCATTCCGGGCGTGCAGTGCTGCGTAACATGCCAGGAAATCGTTGAGCTGAAAGGGAAGCATTACACCCGAGGCGCGGTGTGAGCTTCGGAGCCAGTCACTGATGCCTGAATTAATAAAAGACAAAGGCGGCCCGACCGTGGCCGCTGGGGCTTTCCCATGGAACGGCCCGAAAAAAGCACTAAACCCCTATCTGGACCCGGCGGAAGTAGCGCCGGTTTCTGCGCTTTCAAACCTGATTTCTCTCTATGCTGCGGATAACGAGCAGGAGCAGCTGCGCCGCGAGGCCCTGAGTAATGAGGTCTGGGAACGCTATTTCTACAATGAATCTCGTGATCCTGTTCAGCGGGAAATGGAGCAGGACCAGCTGATAAGCCGCGCCAAAATGGCCCGCGAACAGCAGCAATTTAATCCCGATCTGGTCATCGTTGCTGACGTGAGCGCCCAACCGGCGCATATCAGTAAGCCGCTGCTTCAACGGATTAAATATTTCGAGGGCCTGGGCAAACCGAAGGCATATTCCCGCTATCTGCGTGAAACCATCAGGCCGTGCCTTGAACGCCTGGAGCGCGTGCGTACCAGCCAGGTTTCTGCCTCGTTCCGTTTTATGGCAAGCCACGACGGGCTGGAGGGCCTGCTGAACCTGCCGGAAATGAACCAGGAGCAGGTCAAGCTGTTATCTACCCTGGTGGCGGCACACATGAGCATGCGTCTGGATGCTGCCTGCGGAGAGCTGTTTACGGATGAAGACGTTACGCCGGAAGAGATCCGCCGGTCATGGGAAAGGGTGGCCGCTGAGGCCATGCGCCTTGATGTTATCCCGCCTGCTTTCGAGCAGCTGCGCCGTAAAAAGCACCGCCGTAAACCGGTCCCATACGAGCTTATTCCGGGGTCGCTTGCCCGCATGCTTTGCGCGGACTGGTGGTATCGCAAGCTGTGGCAGATGCGGTGTGAATGGCGGGAAGAACAGCTGCGCGCTGTCTGCCTGGTTAACAAAAAGGCATCCCCGTATGTCAGCTATGAGGCCGTGATCCACAAACGCGAACAGCGCCGCAAATCCCTGGAGTTTTTCCGTTCGCAT